CAGCAGCGCGCCAGCAATTGCTATTTTTTTCATCATCTTTCCTGCATTCGAAGAAAAAAATATTGTGGCATTAAAGCGCTGCGGCTGCCAGCGAAGATCGACAGGTCTTAAACCTGCATCCCCATCATATGAGCATACATTTTTCATAATCGACAAAGATCGTCCAAGAGCGCACCAAATAACAGATGGTTAGAGTCGTCGAAAACATCAGTCGTCTAAGTTCACCTTAGAGCGAGTGCTGTTTTATGTCCCACCCATGCCCCACTGCCCCCTCTTTTCCTCCCTGCCCTATACTTTCAGTCTGACATCTGGCTGGAGGTTTCTATGTGTGGACGATTTGCACAAGCCCAAACCCGTGAAGAATATCTGGCTTACCTGGCCGACGAAGGCGATCGCGACATCGCATATGACCCGGAACCGATTGGACGTTACAACGTGGCGCCCGGTACCAAAGTCCTGCTGTTGAGCGAACGCGACGAGCAGCTGCATCTCGATCCTGTGTTCTGGGGTTACGCGCCCGGATGGTGGGATAAACCGCCATTGATTAATGCGCGTGTCGAGACAGCAGCCACCAGCAGAATGTTTAAACCTCTCTGGCAGCATGGCCGGGCGATCTGCTTTGCTGATGGATGGTTTGAATGGAAGAAGGAAGGCGACAAGAAACAGCCCTACTTTATCCACCGGGCCGATGGTCAGCCAATATTCATGGCAGCGATTGGCAGCACGCCATTCGAACGTGGCGATGAAGCGGAAGGTTTTCTTATAGTGACATCTGCAGCTGACAAAGGCCTGGTCGACATTCACGACCGCCGACCACTGGTTTTGTCACCGGAAGCAGCCCGCGAGTGGATGCGGCAGGATATTGGAGGGAAAGAAGCTGAAGAGATAGCTGCCGACGGCGCAGTGCCAGCCGACAAGTTTATCTGGCACGCCGTGACGCGTGCCGTGGGTAATGTGAAGAATCAGGGGGCTGAGTTAATCGAAGCCATATATTAAAATCGGTTTTGTTAATGCATCTTCTATAAGGTATTTAAGCTGCCCTGTTTGCTTAAATATAACACTGGAATAAACAAAAGGATTCTGAACCTTTTCATTTTAAATAACACTTAACTATAATTTTAGGAAAATAATAAACCTTCACCGCCACTGAAGTTCAAACACACATGAACCCCAGACAATAATTAATCCATACAAAACACGACTAAAAAAAATCCAATATTAAAACACATGTGTAAACAATGACCAACAGATTAATAACAAATTAAATCCTTTTGCATTCACATTTAACAAAGAACGATAAAGAATCTCTATAAATTCGATAAAAACAACAAGTGAAGTTATTCTTTTTCAATTGCTCTTGTAATTTATCTAACGACATAATTGAATACTATTCAATTGAAAGTTAAGGCGATATGCACAAGAATGATACGGTGCAGTTAAAGCAATAACAAAGCAACACTAATTTGGGGGAAGATGTCCCCCTTTTTTTTCAATTATTGAATGAAATCTCTACCAAGATGAATAACCCATAAAATTCATAATGAATCATTGGGTAGAAGTGGATCAATAAAAATGTGGCGCCGGGTGCCTCCCGGTGTTTCCCTTACAGTCCAAAGAAACGCGAGCATACTGCAAAATATTGACTGTTCGCCCCTCCGCTTAGGGGGATTCGCCACGGTAAAAAAGTAATACATCATTTTTGATATGTCAAAAATTAAAGCCAAATAAATTATATATTCACGCATGGAATATGCACTTAGATAAATCGAAAACAAATAAATGCTTTGCGAATTTCGTTGCAGATAAAAAACCCGTCTCGTAGAGACGGGCCTCTGAAATCCAGAAAAAGGTTGTGTACCATAGCATAGCTTCATAAGAAGCTAATTAACTATAGACTACTCACAACAACGATTGTGTCAGAAATAGTATTTTTTTAAAGATAATGATTTGCATTTCCCAAAAAATTACCCAACCAATTGATTTTTAATCATTTACCGTAATAGCAATACCTTGCCGCCTAAAATTCCATCTATCATCTGAGCAAATCAAACCAGAAGCAGTTAATTACCTTACAACTAACAAATCTGAAAACCGGGTTGTATACCTCGGCGAGAGCATTTCACGTTTCATTTTCCACTGTTGCTGAATGCCCTGTCCGGCAAAGTAGAGCGTTCCTTTCCCGTCTTTTGCGTTCAAATGGTCTATTACCCCCATTAAACGATCGCTACCGGCGCGCGGTGCATTCTCATCGAATAAGTTGAGCTGGGCCACGCCCTGGCTGAAGAAATCCCCGAGCATAATGCCGGCTTTCTGGTACCGGTGCCCATCCTGCCAGATTTTGTCCAGGCACTTTACAGCAGCATTGATAATGTCGCGGGTATCCTGCGTTGGCGTGAGCAATTTCATTGAGGCGCTATTGCCGTAGTATGGCTCGTTAAGTGCAAAGGGAGAGGTTTTCACGAATGCAGAAATAAAGCGGCAATACTGATGCTCGCCGCGAAGCTTTTCGGCACCACGCGCTGCATAACTGCAGATAGCCTGGCGCATCTGTTCGTACTCGGTAACGCGTTCGCCGAAGGACCGACTGCAGACGATTTCCTGTTTTGCCGGTGCAAACTCTTCCAGATCAAGACAAGGCTCGCCACGCAGCTCGCGCACCGTTCTCTCCAGCACGACATTGAAGTGTTTGCGGATAACGGCGATATGCGTGTCCGCCAGGTCGAGCACGGTTTTGATACCCATGGCTTCCAGCTTCTTGCTGATGCGGCGGCCAACGCCCCACACTTCATCTACTGGCAGCAATGCCATGAGCTTCCTCTGGCGATCCACATTCGACAGGTCCACCACACCGCCGGTGGCTTTCCATGTCTTTGCCGCGTGATTTGCGAGCTTGGCCAGGGTCTTTGTTTGGGCGATCCCAACGCCGACAGCCAGACCGGTATTCCTGCGCACTGCATCTTTCAGCTCGTTACCGAACTCCTCCAGCACCCTGCAGTTACGCACGCCAGTAAGGTCACAGAAGGCCTCATCGATGCTGTAAATTTCGACGCGTGGGCTCATTTCCTCCAGCGTTGTCATCACCCGGTTGCTCATGTCAGCATAGAGCTCATAGTTTGAACTGAAGCAAACCACGCCCTGCTGCCGGAAGTAATCCTTACACTTGAAGTACGGATCGCCCATTTTAATGCCGAGCTTTTTTGCTTCCGCTGAGCGGGCGATCACGCAGCCGTCATTATTCGAGAGCACGACAACTGGCTTCCCCCACAGGTCAGGCCTGAATACCGTCTCACAGCTCGCATAAAACGAGTTCACATCTACCAGGGCGAACATCACATCACCGGATTGTCGTCGACCCATACCGGGCTAATGGTATGCGTAACTACACCAACCAGGCGAACATCATCAAGTGCCTCGCCTTCGATGGACTCACCATCATCAGTGATCAGTGCATCACCGGCCCAGTACGCATGCTGCTGGCGGCCGCAAAACCAGATGAGCAATGTATCTCCCCGCTTAAACAGCGTTGAGCTCTCTATAACATCATACCCTTCCTGCGTTTCGACAATGCTGGAAGAAGGAGGAAGGAATGGCTCTGCGGCCGCAACAAAGTCGGCATGCATGTCTTCTGTGCTTGGCATGATCACATCACATATTAACTGTACATAAACACAGTATTATTAATGTTGGTAGTTAGGTCAATGTTCAAACCAAAGAGAATGATCGGATTACTCTTAACTGTTAAAATCACTCGCCTTTTAACAGACAAGAAAGTTGATGATGATTGCCAACATTCAGTATTTGCGGTTTCTGGCCGCCTTCCTCGTGATTTATGCTCACGCAAATCTTGCCGTTTATGGCATTACCCCACAGATAACAAACCTTGGTGGTGTTGGTGTTGACATATTTTTCATCATCAGCGGTTTTATCATGCCGTACATCATTTACGGCGGGCTCTATAAGGATGGCATGACGCCAAAATTAACGCCGCTGGGCTTCATAAAGCGCCGCATAACTCGCATATGGCCTTTGTACCTTGTGGCAACACTAGTCGTTGTGTTCATATCATGGCTGGTTGATTCTGGTGCTATATCCCAACCTACTGCAGATTTTGCATATATCTTCAACGGCTCGCGGCTAGACCTCATGTGGATCATCAAAACGATGACGTTCATGAATTTTGACAAGCCACCAATTCTTGGAATCGGCTGGACTTTGCAGTTTGAATTCCTGTTCTATTTCTTGCTTGCGGGTCTTCTTGCGATTGGCATTAAAAAAGCCAACTCACTCGAGTTTTATTCAGTCTGCGCCCTGGTAATTTTCGGCGCAGGTAACGCCCTGGCTCACGGTGAAAGCAAAGTTCTGGTAACTCTGTCCAGCCAGATGTTTATCGAATTCATCCTCGGTATGTATCTTTACCGCATGTACTCAGCAGGATGCGTCCTGCCGAAGTGGCTGGCGTGGGTGGGAATTGCTTCTTTCTTCCCGCTTTTTGCTTTCGCTAACTCGGGTGTTTTTGCTTATAACGATTATTCCCGACTGCTGACATGGGGCATCCCGGCGTTCGTGATCGTCTGGTCGGCTCTGAGCCTTGAGGGGGTTGTTCCTCACAACCGCACTTTCCTGCTGCTGGGCGACTCATCTTACAGCCTGTACCTGTCTCACGGTATCTCAGCGCCGGTATTTCTGTTTATCTGGACGCAACTTGGCCTCGATAAGACAGTGAGCATAGTTCCTTATGTTATCGTCTATTACATCTACTGCCAGGTTATCGCCCTTGCCTGCTATAAGTTTATTGAAAAGCCTGTTAATGGCTGGATAAAGAAAAAAGCATACGGAAAAGCTAAATGAAAAAATTAATTATTGCTTCGCTACTGTCTGTGTCATTTGGTGCCGCAGCTGAAATACCAGCTGCACCTGATGACTACACGACGTGCACGGATGTAAAGTGCAGCAACAACATTGTGAATAAGTTTAATATTCACCCTTCTTTCTTTGGTGGGAAATTCGTTTATTCGGATACTATTTACGCATCTGAGGATTTTAAAAGCGAAAGACTGCTGTTCAGGCCATCCGGGCCGGTCATGATGTTCAATCAGACAACCGGCGAGCTGTATCATAACGGTACCGATTTCAGGGCATCAGGCGACAAAATAGCAATCCCTGACGGCTCAACTATACCGGTAGCTAAATCAGGTTTTAAAAAGCCGCTGAAAGAAGATAAAAACTTCAACATCAACGTTACGACTGAATATCAGAAATATCAGATTTCGGCGTCTTACAAGAAGACAGATCGCCTTTACCTGAAAATGAGTGGCGGGGTTACAGACTTACGTAATTACGTTAAAAGCCTGCAGGAAATGAAGGTGACGTATTATGGGGATAGCATTACTTTCGGTGCGAATGCCAGCGACATATACTCAGAACCGCACCAGCCTCCATATGTCGGACTGGTGTCTGCTTACATGTCTATGGTGAAGGGCGGCAAATATCATTACTACAACCCATCGGTGCCGGGGTGGACCTCTAATAACGCCTACTACAGCACTGACGGAAGGCTCACAAAGTTTGATTCTGATGTTTATATCATTTCTTTCGGTATGAACGATTCGAATGATCTACCGCCAAAAGAATACTATTTCAGCATCGATGCTCTGATAAAAAATATCAAAAGCAAAAATAAGCATGCGCGAATCGTACTGCTTTCTTCTACCCTTCCGAATCCTGAGTGGGTGCTGCCTAAGAAGGAGTATTTCCCGCTATACAGCGAAGAGTTGAAAAAGTTATCTCTCAAATATAATCATGTGACATTTGTCGATATAACAAACGTCTGGGTTCAGATGCTTCAGCGTAAAAACATTTACGCTATTACAGGTAATGGCGCTAACCACCCTGCAGATATGGGACACAGGGTGATTGCAGAAGCGCTTCTCACCGCCTTCCTTGGCGATGACTTCTCTTAAACAATCTTAAGGAAGTTAGAAGCGTCCTTGTAAATGGTGCCCGCCGGGGCGCCAGATATTTCTGCCAACGTTTTAACGTTCTTAAGTGCGACCATGCCTGTAGTTGAAAGCTCAATACAGGCTGCACCACCATTCATATTTATTTTCAGAGTGCCTACAGCACTACCACCGTTTGTACTGGTCCATTCTAAAGAAGCTATGTCTAACGCTGAATTACCATTAGAAGTTCCCTGCAATTTAATTCTTGCCGTTCCGGTTCCACCAATCCTGAACGCAGCATTCGTCCCATTCGGCATTACTACATCAAGAGGCTCTTTAGGGTAGGAAGTATGGATACCAACAAATGGTAAATCAGAAACACCACCACCAGCTGGTGCAACAGTAACCCCTGGGATTACAGAGTTGCTATACAGCGATACAGATTTGGCGTTAGGGTTGGCCGCCGGATTGCCTGGGTTTATACCGGAACCAATTGCAACAGAACCGCCATAAGCCTGAATGTCACGACCCACAGCAAACGATCCGTCTCCTGCTGCGCGTGTGCTGTAACCTAACGCAGTTGCACCAATGCCATCACTGGCCACGCCGCCCGGGTCAGTCGCTAATCCTGCTCTCGCCTGCGTAAAATATCCTGCGGCAAATGAGGCGCGTGACTTTGCCTCTACTTCCTCGCAAAAAGCCGCTGATTTGGCACCGAGTGCAATTACGTTTTTACCGAACGCAAAGGAGCAATAACCTTCACCATTTGGCGACGTAATATCATCTGGGTTGCCAGTTGCACAACCTGCACCACCTGCTAAAGATGCCACTCCGTAAGTGACACAGTCATGACCAAATGTTGCGGTATAAACTGCAAAAGATGCCCCATTTCGGCCAAATGAAACAGAATAGTCACCAATATTTGCAGGATCGCCCCACGAGTTTTTAGAGGGCAGTCCGCGCCAAAAGTTTTTCTCATCATCAAGTGGTGTTAAATCAGAGCCACCTACGCGCAGCCAGCCCTTAATCTTATCAAACGCCCAGATAAGCCCTCTCGTTAAGCTCGAACCCGATGGAATACCATAGTTAACTTTCTGCCCAATCAGCTTCATGCCGTCGTCTTGTGCCAGTTGCTTCCTGAGCACGTCACTCACATCTACAGGCTGCCACTTTCCTTCCCCGACTCCGCCAGCAGACGCTGGGGTAGAACCAGCTGGGACAGTTTTTGGCAGAGTTTCGAGATCATCCCAGCGGTACCAGATATTAGTGCTTTCATCCTGCAGAAGATCGCCAGCTGACGTCACAGTGCCGCCATCCTGGAAAGAGCCTTCAAGACTCCATCCGAGGTTATAAATTTGCTGCAGCACCAGCTGTTTTAGCCCTTCAATCGTGTAATGGGCATTACCAAAACGATCAAGGTATTGCTGGGTAAATGAGGTGACGAATTCGTCAATTTTCCCAGCGTTGAATTTCAGGTCGCGAGGTGATTCACTTGGTACAGCGTCTTGCGTCGGTTGCGTAGCCATATTGATTCCATAAAAAAACCCGGCGCAGTGGCCGGGTTGAGGTGATCGGGATAGGTCTTATTGGTAAATCAGATCGCTATACTCAGCGAGGGTTAATGAGGTGCTGCCCTTGCCGTCTGGTTGCTTGGCGGTGATAGTCCACTGCCCTGCATCAAGCTCCTGAGACGTGGCAATGACGTATCGGGAAGGTGACTGGACATCGAAACCATCAAACAGATTGAGCTCGATATTTGGGATTGCTGCCGTAAAGCCGAACGCAGTATCAGCACGCGGAGAAGCCGGGTATCGCGCCGTGGTGGCGCCGGATGAGTCCGTCACCTGCACAAACATGGTTCCGGAGAAGTTGATTTGCTCACTGGTCTCGAAGTCATCCCCGACTCGCGACACGATATAACCGGCCTGCTGGTTGGTGTCGTACGTGTCCGGCACCTGAACCATATCGCCAATGTTTACCCACTCGCCGTCCGCCATTGCTGTTACCTGCATGGTCATACGGGAATAGATAAGCCGCTTGCACTCGCGCAGCGCGCGCTCGTCGGCCTGAAAGCGATTCCTGACGTACAGCATTTCGAACTTCTTCGCTTTGGCCGGCGATCCTTCGATGATTGAATTGCCGGATATTCGGTACCGGACAAAGTCCTGCTTATTGGTGTCCGGGTTGCGATACTGCACTTCAACGCCGTCATAGCCGCCAGGCAGCGTCATGTCGTAAGAGAGCGAGTAACCATCAGGCCTGGTGTTTGAGCGGTTAAATATCGTGGCTGCAGACGTCTTTTTGCCGTCTCGGGTGAATGAAAGCACGCCGTTGTCGTCGTAAACCGATACGCTGGCGGCGTCGCAGATAGTCTCCATGCGCGAACCGAGCGACACATCCTCATCGTCAAAGGTGAAATCAAAATACCCCAGACGCGGGTCGATAGCGTCAATTTGAGCCTGTATCTGGTACAGACCGTAAATATCAATGCTCGACTCCGGCTGCTGCCCTACGACCAGCCAGTTAAACAAAGCGATGTCAGCGAATTTACGCGAAGGTCGGAGCGTATAGTCGACCTGTTGTGTCGTCATGTTGTAGCTGATGACGTGGCGGGTGATCAGCGCGTTATACTTCCTGTCGCGCCCGCTCGAGGCGTTCTCAGTGGCTCGTACCTTCACCATTACCAGCGAATCTTCAGCGTGAACGACGTTTGTCCTGACGTTTACCGCATGAATCTCTTCGACCTGCAGCTTGCTCGCGTCGCTGCTGTTGTCGGTCCTCTGGAAAGTGATGGCATAGCGCCCAAACCCGCCGGCAGGACTTAGCTTATCAGTCCGGTTAAACGTCTCCGACATGTAGTCGTGCGGCGTCGTCTGCCGGTAGGTGAACGTCTGTTCCGTTCCCGGGATCAGGTTGTTGTCATTGTCGACTTTCCAGATGTTTACCACCCAGTTAGTTTCGCTGTTACCGCCGAGCCCGGACTGCGTATGCAGCCACAGCTGGCTTGATGGTATCGGCGAGAAGAACGGACCGACTATCAGCGCGGCGTTATCGTTCAGAATGAATTTCGTCGTGTTGATCGTCGCATCCTGAATGGGGATAGAGGGGCCATTCAGATTGTCGAAAGTGAACGTGTAGTAATATTTCGGGTTAACTACGGCGCCGTCGTTCGTCTCAGCAAAACTGATGAGACGCCCGGAAAGTGTGACGTCTTCTGTACGCGTTCCGCCGGTGATCGGATACGTCACGTTAATGGTGAACGTTACCGGGTGCGGCAAAGTCAGGTCAGCGAAGTAGTCGAAGTCAGCTTGTTTGATGATTTTCATCGCAATCTGCCCGCCAGCATATACGCCGCTGATGACGGTGTTTGCTGTCGCAGTCTCGATCGGAAAATCGTCGCTTTCGTTAAGGCCTGGCACTTCCTGTCCGTCGACATCATCGAACTGGTAACCCTCATTCACAACCGGAATGGCCTCTCCGGGATTGAAAAATGTGTAAGAGGCGCCAGCCATTGAACCCAAGTTTGATTCAGAGAATCGCATAGAGGTTTTATCGTAAAAACCGATTCCAAAGCACATTAATTCAGTGATGTATTTCAGATTGTCGATATATTCGAAAATCGACTCCTGCACCAGATCCGGGAAGGAACGAACCTGGCCGAAATTATCCGGCTTGGCCTCGCCATTGCGTGCGATATTAGTCTGCCCCTTCAGGCTGTTATTAGGTGAGGTCTTACTGTTCCCACCGCCAGCATTCGTGTTTGGCTTCGGCATCAGCGAAGACAACACCTTTTGGGTGAACTTGATTGGGTTCAGGTGCTCGAGAGGGTTTAACAACGTGCCGACAAGACCGCCGCTCTTCGGCTGGTCGAAAATTATTACCCGGTCGTCGTCCTGAAGTGCAAACTTCAGATCATCATTGGGCTGCAGTTCTTTGCCGTTAACATTGATGCGGATATCGCGGTGAAAACTTTCCTGCTCAAGCCACTCCGAAAATACCGTGCCGGCTTTAACAATCGCCCGGTCCTTTGGCATCCCCGGAACGCGCTGAATCTCGATTACCGGCATAGGTGTAAAACTCCACTCTGGTAAATAGCTTCTGAATTGTCCGGATGGCGTCGAACCGGACGTGTCCATTTTCCCCGCGACTATGCAGCGCGCGACCGTCAACAATCAGACCTACATGCACCGGCTGACTGCCAACCCATGCGACAAAGATCCCGCCCTCAGTGAACGTGGCGCCCGGCATCCAGAACACGACATCAGCGTCATAGCACGTCATGAAGTCGCGTCCGGATTCGTAATCCACCGTCTGGTGAATTTCGATCCCCAGAACGTGGCGGTAATAGAGCACCACCAGGCCCCAGCAGTCAGCTGCGTCAAAGCTGCAGGCGCGGTTACTCCATGGGATGCCCTCAACCCGCGAGATGAAGTCGTCTTTAAGCATTCTGGAGCCCCGGATATTCTTCGACGGTATACAGCCGCCCGACGTTGCGATTGAGCGGGTTAACGCGCGTCAGGCTGCACGTCACGTCCTTGTCGTCCATCGAGCAGTCGCTGACGTAGAGCGTCCACGACTTGATGGCAGTCGTCATGTCAGCTGCGTCAAACTGCTGGTACGTCGCCGAGATAGGCGTGATGCGCGAATAGGCTTTCCACTGTTTAAGTTGCTGCTTGAAGTCCTGCGCCAGCCGGCCAAATTTGACGGTGCTGTCGAGGATCGGCGTGTTGCTCTGCTGGCTTTCGGTTAACTCCATGCGGCATGGTGTGTAGACCTGGCCGCCAAGCGTTTTGGGGAAAATCTGGTTATTAACGAGCCTGATATAGCCAAAGACCGGGCTGTAAAACGTAATCGTTTCGTACAGGATTCGGTTTGGCCTTCGGCTCTGGAATTCTCTGAGCGTCGGCATTATGGCACCTTCGGTAAACTCTCCGGGTCGCGCCCGTCAGGATAGCCCGTGACAATGATGTCCAGCCCTGAGGACCATGGCGGCGGAAGCTCAACGATAATGTCGTCAAACTCGTCATCTGAGTTAACCAGCTCGCGCGCAACGACATCACCGCTCCACGTAAAAATGGATCCAGACTGTGACCACGACGGCCAGGAGAGAAAGTGCAATTCCTGCACCTCTACGCCTGTGTCTCCGGTCCCGGTGCCAAGCGGCATCGTGAACCACTGATTGCAGTTGTCGAGGTAGTTCGGGCTGCGCAACCACTGCATGAATGCCCGGTGCTGATCCTGTGTGAAGATCCACGTCAACGAGAAGGACGTCTTCAGGTCGTCGGTTAATTTCTGAAATACCGGCGCGCCGACCGTCGGCTGGTCGACGCGAAATCCGGTATCGGTAGTGGGTGATTTCCCTTTCTGGGCCAGCGGCAACCAGTCAGGGTACGGAATTGGCATGTTATCCCCTTGCTTTGCGTGGTGCCTGGTGATTCTGCTGGATGGCCTGGCCGATGCGCCCGCCCTGGCTGATATCGGCAACAATCATGTCGATAGTCACGCCATTGCCGTTCTGCGACGCCTGCGCATCGACAGTTGCACCGGTATAGTTCTGAATATTGATAGTGACAGGCACTGAACTGCCGCCTGCACCGGCATTCATCTGCTTGTTGCTGATGACCTTGCCGTTGTCACCTGGGATCATGTACTGGCTACCGTTCGACGCCTGGTAGATTTCAGGCATGCCGCCCTCACCTACCTGATACGTACGTCCAGCCGATACCGGGCCACCGTTCTTACGCTTGCCAGCAATACCACCAGCCATCGCCATCGCCGCGATAAGGGCAGCAATACCGATAGCCGCAGCACCACCGAATGAACCGATTGAGGCAACGGCCGCCGCAGGGGTCCAGACCGCCATCGTGGTCGTGGCCGCCGCGGTGCTTGCCGCAGTGGTTGTCGCTAATCCTGCGGTTTGAGCCGCTGTGGTGGTAGCAATCGCAGAGGTTTGCGCCGCAGCCCCCATGACGGCAGATTTAACCCAGTCGACGCCCATCTGAACGAATCCGTTAATCAGGCTATTCAGGGCGTTGCTGGCGAGAGATTGCATAGCCTCCTGCGCCGACATGCTTCCAGTTAAGATCCCGGTAAAGGCATTGGATGCATTGCCTGCGAGAGAGTCAAAACTCGCCGCCAGCAACTCATTACCCATACTCTGGTTGCGGAAAATCTCCCACTGGGCAGCGATGCGCGCCTGCTCATACTGCGTGTCAGTTGCAGCACGCAATGCCATGGCGTTCTGGTGAGTAATCAGCCCCTGCTGCTCGTATGACTGAATAAGCGCGAGCTTCTTGGCGTTCTCGTTAGCCAGTTGCTGAACAGGGTCAATCCCTCCGACGGCCTCCTGCTGTGGTGTTACAGCCTGTTGAGCCTGAATTTTCGCGAGGTTAGCCTGGTGCGTTGCTGCCAGCCGTTCTGAGGTCTGGTTGTACTGATCCTGGCTGATTTTCTTCGCAGCCAGAGCCGTATTCAGGTCCTCAACATCCTGCTTATAGCTGGCGTTTTCGCGCGCTTCTGGAAGGAGTTTCTCGGCAGCTGCCTGCGCCTTGAGGGCGTTGGCCGTATCCCATTTTGCAGCCGCGTACTTACCTGCCAGGGCTACCTGTTCCTTGGTGGCGCCTTTCCCGAGCGACTGCTGTGCAGCCAGGATGGCCTGCTCGCGGCTCAGCTTGTTCGTTGAGTCGGCGACAAGTTCTGACTGCTGCTTGAGGTTCGCCAGCTTCTGGGCAATAGAATCAGCCTGGGAAGCTCCCTTCTTCTGCTCAGACTGAAGCGTCTTCTGCGCCTGCGTATTTTTGTACGTAGCAGCAGCATCATCTTCCATCTGTTTGGCGTGCGGATCATCCTTCGCAAACCCTGCATCTTCGGCTGCGTATTGTGCCTGCAGCCGCGCGCGGGCCTCGCCCTGTAGTTTCGACAGGGCAAGGTTTCGCTCAGACTGCTTGATGAGGTTCTTCTGCCCTGCAGTGAGGTTGTCTGTGGACTTGTTGAGGCTGTCGACGTTGATTTTCGCATTGGCCGCTTCTCTCGCCAGATCGACAAGCTTACCAGCCAGTTCAGCAATAGCTGACTGCCCATCTTTGGAAGAGGATTTCATTTCCTGGAGTTTTTTCGCCAGTTCCTGAAGTGCTTCCGGGGAAGGGTTATTGCTCAGGTCTGATAGTTCTCTTGCCAGATCAAACGCTGACTGCTTGCTGATGCCCAGGCGAGAAGAAAGGGTGCTCACCGTTGAGGACAGCGAATTCACAATGCCAGAGGCATATTGCCCCTGACTATTGGCCTGCTGAATGGCCTGACTCCAGTCAGTGGTGGTAACGCCAAGAGCTGACAACTCATCGTTGAATTTCTTTATGCTTGGCGATGCTCCGCCAACCGCCGCCAGCGCGCGATCGCCTAACGTAATGAAAGCATCAGACGCGTCACTGATGGCCTTCGGAATCTTCGAGATGGCTTGGTTATACTCGAGCAGCGCCTGATTACGTAGCAAAGTTGCCACGTCGGCATTTACGCGTGCCAGGGCAGCATACTTGTCGGAAAGCGCAGCCACGCCTTGCGAGGAAATGGTGATCACCTTATCCATCGCTTCAGCTGCGTCTTTCAGCGCATCCATGGCGTTTTTCCCGCCATTCAGCGAAGTAATCAGCACGCCAGCCAGGACTGAACCAAGAGCGATTATGGCGCCAACCACGGCACCACCAGGACCAAAGGCGCCGGCAAGCTGCGAACCCTGCTGCGAGAATGCAACGAGAGCAGACTGCCCACCCTGAACCTGAACGATGAAGTCCTGAACCTGATAACCAGCCTGTTGCATACTGGTTTTCCAGCCCTTATTCCCACCAGCTGCAACGTCTGTTGTGCGCTTCATGTCGAACAGCTGACCGGTAAGCTCGCCTATCTTCTGCTTATCGGCTTCCGTTGCGCTTGCCCCAGCGCGTAATTGGGCGGCCAGGATTGCGGCGCTGCGAGCCCCATTGGTTTGTTGCTCGCTCAGGATCGCGATTTGATTAGAGAGGTCAGAGGTTATTCCGCTGATTCGGTTGGCTTCATTCGCCTGCTGGGCAAGTTGCTTAGCGGCTTCTGCAGATGCGGCTGAGGCTGACTTTTGAGCCTCACGCATATCAAAAAGAGCACCTGCAAGTTGAGCAATCTTGGCTTTTTGGGCGTCAGATGCTCCCTCTCCAGCACTTAACTGAGCCGCAAGTATAGCTGCACTTCGCGATCCAGCCTGCATCTCGGTGTTCAGGATGGATACTTCTTTCTCCAGCCCGGATATTGATGATTCTGCTCGCTGAGTAGCTGCCGCTATTGATGCGGCAGACTTAGCGGCCGCATCAGATGAGGCTTTCATGTCATAAAATGCACCTGCCAGCTCCGCGATAGTGCGCTTTTCTTCCTCGGTTGCGTTAGTTCCTGCTCTTAGCTGCGACGCGAATACCGCGGCACTTCTGGCTCCATTCACCTGCGCCTCTTCAAGGATCGCAACCTGGTTACCTAGTGCCTCAATAACAGCATTTGCTCGGTTAAACTCGCCCGTGGTGCTACCGGCACCAGTGCGAGCCTCCTCCATAGCGCGCGCAATACCGCTAACGCTCGTGTTCAGCTTGCGCAGCTGGTTATCCATAGAGTTGGCATAACCGGACAGCTCAGTAAACGCGGACCCTGTCTGAGACGCGCTCTGATCGAGGTTATCCATTCCCTTGCCTGACTGCTGGGCTGCAGCATCCAGTTTATCCAGAGCATCAATGGCCTGTTTCCCGCCCTGAAGCAGCGGCTCAACGTCGGCGCTGATTTCATACACGATGCTACCGGCGTTTTTCTCACCTGCCATGTCATTCTCCGGTTATTGCTTTGCTTTTGCCCTGCGTGCGGCCTGTTTAGCCAGGTATTCATCGGCGATGCTGTCGTACTCTTCGCGAGTGAAGCCTTTCTGGTCCGGGTATTTCGCCGCCAGCAGCATCTGGAATTCGGTCATCGTTAACTGAGAGGCTTCGGCTCGGTTCATTTCAAAGTGGCTGCGTGCTGCGCTGATGTAGTCGAACGCTTTAAATTCGTTCGTTCTGGCGCCTGTTTCGTGGCGCTGCAGCTGGCGAACCTTTGCCTTTCCGACGACACCGTGCTGCATAAGGTGCTGCGCCAGCACGATGATGTCGTTCTTCGGCATTTGCCCGGGTCGGTAGACGACGCAATGACGCCACCCTTTCCACTCTCCGATCATCGGCGTCAAATCGTCATCGCAACACGCCTGCAGTACCAGCATGCACGTAGACAACAGCTTCTCAGCAGCGCGGTTGAATGATGGAGATAGCCAGTCAGGAAAACACCCCAGCGAGCCAGCGCACACCTCAATGAGCTGAGCGACATCATTGCCGTGGATGGTGGCGTACGCCTGCACAATCTCTTCCGGAGTGCCGATCCTGGTCATGGCCTCGAATGAAGGCCGTAGCAGGTAATCTTTCCCGCCTTCGCGGCTGTCGCTGATAGAGAGTTCGCCAATATCGGTTAAAGCGGTCATAGGCCTTCCAGTAAACGGTCATTATCAAGGGCAGCACGCCGCCCTTTGGAATGTCCGTTAGGTAACAGTAACCGTATGCACGGCCACAAAGTTGCCGTCTTCGGTGTTGATGATGATCTGCGCGCTGCCGGTGGCGACACGCGTAACGGTAACGGTATTTCCTGAGGCGGTAGCCGTTGCCTTGGTCGCATCGGTAGTCGCTACAGTGAAGTCTTTGTTGGTAGCGCCGGTTGGTGCGATATTCACCGTGAAGGTGCTGGTACCACCTGCCGTGCCGGTGCTGGTTGTCGGGGTTACCGTCACGCCAGTCACCGCTACCGCAGTGATTTCGTTCACTTCGATAGTGCTCGCGTCACCGACTTTGAACTCAGTAGAGAACGTGACGATGTCGTTGGTGCCACCGTCAGAGCTCAGCGCCGTGATGTTCATGTAGCCGATGAATTCTACCGGGCCGTAGTCCATGCGCACCCACATACCCGGCTGGCGTTTGGCCTTCAGTTCGTCAGCGAAATACTTGATGAACTTGCCAACGCCGTACTGATCCAGTTTGTCCTTCTTGCGCACTTCGCCTTCAAAGCTCAGGGTGAAGTCACTGTTGGTGATGATGGTCTCGACATAGCCGCCGCCGTCATCCGCATCAGAGGTAACCGAGTTCGGGTTGAAGTCGAAGCCTTTCGACGTACCAGCAGCCAGCGCCTTCCACTCTGATTCGAGTGGTTTGACATCCGGGCAGCCATCGGCGACTTCCAGCACGACCGCACCGCCGAAAAGGCGCTCGTTCGAGTTCTGGCAATTAGCCATGTGAAACTCCTCTTTGACGTATAAAAGAAAACCCGCCGGAGCGGGTTATTTGGTTGGGAATGGCTAGTCGCCAAACGTGCAGGCAAATTGCAATCGGAAGACTATTCGCCCTTCTTCTGTGGGAACCGGCGCGGGAATTGCGCCCATGTTCTGGATGTAGCCGACGCATTCGTCAGCCATAGGATTATCCTGGACGTACTCGACGATGCGCCGCACGGCGTTGAGTGCTTCTTTACGCTTATCTTTTGCGCCTACGACATCGACAAGGACATAATAATCAGTCCCCAATCCATACCTTATCGCAGATCCTCCATTTGGCCTGAATACCATGATCGCCTTCGACAGGTCGCCAGGGTCGTCGTACATCAGCTGCTGCACCGTGAAGCCAGTCGTTAGCCCGGCGTCGCCGAACATATTGCGAACCCGCTCGTGCATCATGGGTGTCATAGCGAAAGCTCCTTGCGCATAACCGCATCAACGTTATCGCGCTCTTCATTCGCGCCTTTGGTAAGGAATTGAGGCTCACCGTGAGGGTCCCAGTAGTTACCCGTTCCTGTCCCGCCGCCGAACTGCTGCCCAGCACGTGTCGTACCAAAGTGCGCGCGCGGCTGGCCTTTCAGTTTGCCTGAAGCCTCATGCACGTACGCGGCATAGTTGGCTGAGTAGCCGATGCGCCCGGTAATGAACACGCCGCCTGCGTCGATTTCCCGGAACTGGCTGTTAATCAGCGTAGAGGTGTCGATCGGGGTGTAATAGGCCGCCCGGGCACCGATAAGAATCATCGCCGACTGCAGCGCGCGGATTACCTTTCGCCCCTTAACGTCGTTGATGACATCGTTCAGGTGCTTCTTCGCCTGGCTGATGCCCTTCACTTTGATGCCCATGGTTTTCTCCAGGCAATAAAAAAGGCCGCCTAAGCGACCTTTAAAATAAGCGCTGAGTGGCAGCACTTCATGTATATGGCAATGGCTAATTGCTCTACCTTTAACACCCTGCCAAGGATGACTACACGACCCTTTTCCACTCAGCAAGCCTATATTAATCGCCCCATGATTCAGATACCAGTCAGGATGGCGTAATCATCCGCCTGGCGCTCGAACGTGTCGGCATAGCGGATAACCTGCCGCACCTCGTCGGCACCGGCCACAACCGGGTCCGCTTCGGTCGATATGCCAATCAGCAGATAATCGCCTGCGGCCGCCAGCGCGAACTCCGTCCAGACGGTATTTTTCACGACGATTTCAGCGCCCAGGCTGGCTAACTTCTTGCTGAGCCCTCCCTCGTAATCACAGAGGATTTGCTCAGGTTCGGCATAGCCCAGCGGGTCGCCGTATTCGTCATTGCCTTCCTGCTTGCGCCAGATGGTTGCCGTGGCGGTATATGACCAGTTCGCTACCGATGACATCAGCCCTCCTTCCAGCGCAGCACCTTCGCGCCAGTCGCCCGGATGCGCGGGCAGTTGATATGCCACTCGCCGTCAGATTTAACGTAGCCGGTAGTTTCCCGCCCCGTGTCGGTCATCACCCAGACGCGGGTGAACGAGCGAGGCAGGCCGTGCTTAACTGATTTGTACGTCATCAGCAGCCCCCGACCACCATGAACAGGCCGACGCTGTTACCGGCGCTGATTGGCAGTTCACCGGTGCAGCCGCTGGTATCGAGACGGGCCAGCGAGTCGCGCAACCATGTGATGCTTTCGTCACCATATTCAAACGAGCGGGACGCGCCAGACGGCGCCCCCTGCGATTTGATGCGGCGCGCGCCGGACGACGTAGCCATCAGCGCGGCGGCATACATCAGGATCAGCTTAGCGGTGCAGTCGTCATACCCAGCGCCATCGAGGCACGGGATAATCTTGTTCACCACGCAGAGAATCGGCTCCAGCAGCGCGCCCGGGATGGAGTAACCCAATTCACCGAGGAACGCCTGCACGTCTGCCGCTGTGATTGGGTCAGCCATGGTTATTTCGCCTTTTTGGTTGCTTCTGCCAGTGCGGCTTCAGCTTCGTCGGCGCGTTTGTTCGCGGATTCCAGCTCAGTTGCATGAGCCTGCTTCAGCTGCTCAAGCGCATCGGCATGCTCTTTGTCTTTCGCATCAGCGTCAGACTGCGCCTGCTTCAGCTGCTCAAGAGCATCATTGAGTTTTGACTGCAAATCGGATGCACCGGATGCCACAGGCGCAGACGGAGTCGCCACTTCAAAGACGAGCTTCTCACCCTTCTTGTCAGTTGATTTTTCTGCCTTACCCTGCTCGATCCACTTTTCAGCGATCGAGTCATCGACGTCATAAACCTGTCCAGCCTCCAGCTTTTGAAGGCTGGCACCGGCAAAGAGGTTTGCTACCAATACCTTTACGAGTGCCATATTATTTCCTTAGCTCGAAGCGTGAATAACAGAGTAGTGACCGTTGATGTCCTGCTTGACCATCAGTCCAGCAGCCCCCCAGGTACGCCAAACGTAATCTGAGTTGTAAAACTGACGCGGATCAGCGACGGTACCGAACGCCTGGCCGACGATAGGAGCAATCACGCCAGCCTGTAGCGGCACGATTACGATTTCGTTGCCGGTCAACTCAGCATCTTCTTTGATTGCCGCGATGCCTGACAGTTTGGAGATCTCTTCCAGCACGGTGCGGAGAGAGTTCACATCGAAGTACTGTTCCCAGTTGGACATGATTTCGCTGGAGACGTACCACGTCTGCTGGCCGTACTGCATGTTTTGCAGCTTGAGGACGTCACGCAGGGCAATCGCCGCGGCACGCATGGCTTTCGGGTCGGTGCTGGTTGCGAAGTTAACGGTCAGTGTCACCTGCGCCACACGCTCATCGTGACGTAAACCCTTCCAGGTCTTGTCATCGAATTTGATGTAGTTACCGGCCGCATCACGGAAGCCTTCCCAGATGTAGTCCACATACTGGCGACGCACATCATCAACAGATCCAGCCTGAGCATCCGCCAGGGATGAGAGAGCAGATCCTTTGTTGAATACCGGGTCACGCCAGTTGAACTTAAAGCCGCTGTCGTGGATCGGCACCATGGTGCCATCGAAGGTGTAAGACTTCGCATCCAGCGCAGCACCAATCTGACCGGACATAGAAGTATGCGCCCAGCCACGGCCGCCGGTGCGAGCGTATTCGTACACAGACTCTTCCAGTCGAACAGAGCGAGATAGAGGCATAAGGTCGTTCAGCAACGTGAATTCGGTGTTCGGTTCGAATTGCTTCAGCACAGTCTGGTCATAGGCCTTGTACAGTCGGCGGATGTCGTCGACTGCGTTTACCGCATCCAGGACCGGGGCATTCGCAGCCTCGCCGCGAACGCGGGTACGAGCAATAAAGTCTGCCACGGCCTGAGCGCTGGAATTACGAGCGAATGTCAGTTCATTGAACTGAGCCATGTTGGCTTCGAGGTTCCCGGTTTCGGTCGCCTGCTTAGTGGAGAATACAAACATTCAGGTGCTCCTTATTTAATGACCACGCGCAGGAGGTCACCTGCCGTTGCAATGGTGTATGAGCGGTCTTCTTCTACGTAGCAGCGGACTGATTCATCAGTGCCGACAGCTTTAACGCGGCCGTTGGCCACAGAGAGTGGCTGCCCTTTTGTGTAAGTGCCTGCTGCAGCGGGAACGTTGAAGAAAACGCCTGGGGTTGGGTGGAAAGCAACAACCCAGTCGCCAGCCTTGATGACGTCGTCTACGGTTTTGCAACGCAGGTAGTCATAGTTGGCTACGTAGAGAATCGCAGCTTCATTGCCATCCACGGAGGCGGTGAATTTCTTCGTGGTGTTGTCGAAGAAACCAATCGTACCGGGAGGCGTATCAGCGGCTGCAGCACCTTCACGGTGAAGTTGTGGGTTCGCGAAGATACCCCCCGCGTGAATTACATGTTTTCCGTCTTTAGCCATTTTTTTACTCCGGCATTTCGCTGACTGATTGAGAGGAATTGACCTGGCGGAATGCACCATTCAGGCCGAAGGATGTCTGGCACTTGGCGTACATGGCGTCGAGCGCCTTGCCGTCCAGATCTGCGACTTCTTCATCGCTCATGTTCATCGCCAGCTTCACAGCCGCGCGCTTTTCGCCTTTCTCTTTGTCGGCGTTCGCGTTCAGGCTGTTGAAAACGACGTCCACACGATCGGCAAGTTTCTGCGCCCACGCTGGCATCTCTTCGTTATTGGTGGCCTGCTCTTTTTTCTTGGGCTTGCCGGTTTCCGGGTCGATTTCTTCATCGCCTTTTTTCTTGGCGGTGGCTTCTTCGGCCTTCATCTGGTTGTATGCGTCCATCAGCTCGGCGTCGGACTTGCCTTCAGTCGGCTTACCAGCGGCTTGCAGCGCATTGATAATCAGTTCTTTCATCGGATCGTTCTCTCCGTTGGTTTTAATCTCGTACTCAGTGGGTTTGCGCACGACTTCTACAGGTTCGCCGACGAACACGGCCTTGCCGTCGTCATCGATGAGGTACTTCTGCTTCAGGTATTTGGTGTCATTGCGGTAGATGAAGCTGTCCGGCCACACCGTTTCAGGCCAAAGCCACTTATCTTCGTCGTCACCCTCGCGCAGCTTGTCGCTGATGGCGCGGGAGATGTCGTCAAAAGAGAAATTGGAGGCATTGGTGAAGAAGAATTTGGTTTTGTTGAGCAGGCCGTCGCGAGTGCAGTCGATAGCATCAGCCAGGCGGGCAACTTCGATCTGCTGCTCATCACCTTCTGAGTTAACGAAGATGCCCACGCCCTCTTCCGGCGTTCCAGCGCCAGGCTCATCAAGCAGTACCGCCACATGGTCAAACATCATGTTGGTGGCGATTTCGTTGTACTTTTTGCCCTTCGACTCGCCATTGGCAGTGATGCCGGAATACAGCAGGCCGGTGGAAATGTGGATCGGGTCTGAGTTCGTGCCGGCCAGCATCTCATCTAGGCGGTTAATCAGTCGTTTTCCCTTGTCGCTGGATTCGGCGTACTGGCGATTAACGTACATATCGCCCGTCACCTTCCCGTCTTTGTGGCTGACGTTCTGTAGCCAGGCCCCGACGTGATACTCGTTCACCGCCCGGACATCGCGCGCCGACACATGCTTGCCATCCACTTTCGGGTGGCCCAGCGGCATCGGGTTTCGCTCGAGCGTGTTGTAGGCCTTTTCGATTTCTGCTGCCGGGTACAACTTCCGGTTCATCACGATATCGTCCACGACAGGCGTAATGCCGCGAACCACGATATGTGGCTTGCCGTCGATAGTTTCAGTAGTGATGTTTGAAGCGGAGTTGACGACGGTCAGCACGTTAACGCGGTTGCGTTTCATGCTGGTTCCTTACTCAGTGTTAATGGGATATAAAGGGCTTGGTCAGCTACGGCCGAGACAAAAAGGAAATATGGAATGCCTATATATAAAATCACATATCAGATAAGTGGCGATGATACATATCGAGATGTCAATGTTGAAAGCAGCCACCCTCTCACTGCTGTCGACGATAAGGTTATCGAGGCAACAAGGCGTGATTCCTTGAGCTACCATAGCGCTTCGACCTCTACGTCTGTTTTTGGAATTACAGTAGTCACAATCACTGAAGTTATTTAGCTTTGTCCCACAGCTGGCGTTCTTTCTTCAGTCTGTCCGCCAGCCCTTCATTGAAAATGCTGCCGTCGTCGTTGAGAAGCACCGGAATCTGGCTGCAATAGCAGTTGTACCGGTTGCCGTTTTCAGCGTAGAAGTCCCGCACCTCTTCGGTGGTGTAGACCTTGCCGTGACGGCTGGCGTGCCAGCTTCGAGTGGTTGGCTTGAGTGCTGACAGCCACATCAGGCCGGTATTCAGCCCCAGCCTGTCAGCAGCCCAGTCCGTTTCATTCCATTGTGCCTGCCGCAACGCGCCGACCTGCTCAGTCTGAGCGATGGTCTTCGCCTTCGACATCGACACATCGAGACGCTTGCTGATGACGCTGGCCGTCTCACGAGGGTTCACGCCGCGCGCGACCGCATCAGTGATGATGCCTGTCAGGTCGCCGCGGGCTGTATCGCTGATAACCTTCCAGTCGCTGAACGTTGTCAGCCTGGCCGCCGCCACCTGGTTAAGGTGACCGGGACTGCTTAAGAGCTGCTGTAGCGTCGTCTGGCTGGCGTACACCTGCGACTGCTGAGAGAGGTTGTTGAAGGCCTCCAGCGTGCCGCGCTGAGCTTCTGCGACGACGTAATCCATCGCCCACAGGTTCTGCTCGCCACCCTCCAGCAGGTAATCGTCGAGAATTGACTGCACCGCTTTCAGCAGCTCAGCCAGCTCCTGATCCGACATGTCGTAGATGAACTTACCAGCGTTGACCTGGTATAGCCGCACATCCTCGCCATGGTCGTGGCACAGGAAGTGCCAGTTATGGCTGTTCACCTCTCGCTCTCGCCCTGTCAGGTGCTGGTCGAACAGAGCTTTCAGCGCTCGCTTGATGCTGAGATATCGCTCCTCGATATCCCGGAACATCGCGGTAACCTGCTTTGCCGAACGGGTCGGGTCAACCTTGCTGCGCGGAACTACCGGTGTCCCGACTTTCATCTTTTGCTCCGGAGTCATCGGAAAGAGGATCATCGGTCGTTACCTTTTTATTTGGGTCAGGCGGCTTAATATCATCACGCGGCTCAAGTTCTCCCGCTTCCCTGACCTCGTTCTCATCAACAGCCGGTGTGCCGTAGGCTTGCTGGGTATCCTTCGCAACCGCAGCCATTTCCTTCATGTTGGCAATCTTCTCTTTCTCACTTGGAGCGAGCAGATCAGACCAGGTTAACGTGATTTCGCCAGATTTAGGTGGTTCGATAACTTCCACGGTCCATAGGCGTTCGATAACAGCGGTTACACGGCCAGTCTGGAATCCAGCACGACGTCCATTACAACGCTTAGCAAAGTCATTCTTATCTTGATCGGAGGCCAGACGGCCCGTTTGCTGACCAAAAGTAATGGTGAAAGGTATCTGTACGGATGAAGAGAACTGATTTGCACTGACCGTCCATGTAGGGCTCGGGTCGGCAGCAGCCACAGACAGAACCTTAGCCTCTCCGTCCTGAGTAACCAGTGCCGAGTCAGTACCTGAGTTCAGTTTCTGGATGGCGGCGTTCAGCGCCTCAGCCAGTCCTGAGTAACCAGCTTTCTTCGCCTCGTCGATAATGGTCTTGAGGTTTGTATCCTTCGACATGTTAATGCCGAGCTGCCTGCTGGCGTTTTTCAGGAAGCCCTCGGCACTACCACCGGAGGTCTTTGCCATGTCGAGCAGATCGTTATAACCAGCACGCAAGAAAGGAATGCCGGCCAGCGAAGTCTCGTCTTCTGACCCTTCGCAAAACATGATGATGCGCTCAGGGTGGATCTTAATAGACCGCATCGGCCCGGAAATATTTCCGTTATCGCCGACTTGCTGTTCCTGGAAATAGTAAAACTTCGGCATGCCGTAGTCTGGAGACTTTTGGTCCTGCTCAAGCTCACCGGGTTTAACCTGCGCTTCCCATGCGGGGATCATCTTGACCAGGCCGCGCTCGCGAGAATTACGCATCACGTTGCGGTCGACAGGCTCCCACCACTCCTTGCTGTCTGCAAACTGGAGGATAAGTGCTGAGTAATGCCCGACCAGGTTGCGCCGATCTGCATCCTTCACTTTCGCCCAATGCTTCTTCATGAGCTTGGTGACTTTCTTTTCCCACGGCGTCGACTTCTTCGACTTCTTCGTCTCATCGCCGTCGACGATCACTGGGGTATCAGTCCAGCATGCATCGAGCAACTTATGCACCGCGCCGAACGCCGCGCCGTTACGCTCATACATGTTGTAGAAGTGGTCGAAGTCGAGTCGCTCCGGGTAACCAAATTCGCACCACAGATGGTGACGCTTCGTGTTACCGGACTTCCCAAGCCCTGACGCATACAACTGGCGCGCGCGCCCAACCTCGTTAAGGCTGTTCACAATGAGCCCAGCGAGGACTTGCATTTCTGTAGTGTTACTCACTGAGTTTTCCTTATGTGAAGAAGATAGCACCAACCTGTTTATGGTTATTCTTCGCTACCGCAAAGTAGCGGAAGCCATCGGCGCCGTGTGATGTGAAGTCATGAAGTGGCTTATCTTTCCAGCAGCCGCGCTTGTCATCCCACTCCTTGCGATAGCCCTCAAGGTGGGAAATGCCTTCAGCGCATTTCTCTTCATCGAATACACAGGACGGTAGGATTTCACGCACCGACTCAATGCCGGTATCGACGCCAGTTTTAGGCACAACGTTGAATGTCATCGAGTACACCTGGCCGTCAATTTCATAGCCTTCCTGCGCAAGCTCTTTGCGCGATTTTGCGTCGGCACCGAATTCGCGGTTCTCGATGTCGTGCGGACCCCAGTGCTCGCCGTACTCATAGCCACGGTCTTTCAGCACCTTCATGTAGTGCCTCAGGCCTTCGCCGGAGTTTTCGTAGTAGTCGATGATGTGGAACTCTTCTCCAACCTCGCGAACGAACCAGATGGCCGTGGAGTCGCCCACGCCAATATCCCAGAACGTATGAACCGGGAGGTGCGAGTTGTCCGGGATTTGCCCGATCCGCTTGTTGGTGTAAAGCCAGCGGAACTGCTTGGCGTAGTACGCGCCCTCGACCGACTGCTGGAACGCCTCGGCCGGAATGGTCGGGTACTCGCGCTTCATGTCATCGCCGAGCGTTTTCTCTTTGGCGTAATACCAGGCTTTCTGGCGTTCGTTGACGACTACGCCGTGCTTCGCTTCCATCTCAGCGAAGTACTCAAGCAGGCGCACCGGCAGAGATTCAACCGGATCGATTGCGTACTGTGGGTTCTTCCACCAGGAGAAGAAGAAAAACTTCCAGTCCAGTGCGGATAAGGGCTTACCCTGCAACAGTGCTTTCTCTGCCGTCTGGCAGTAATCGAAAAAGTAACCCGCCCGGCCCTCTGCTGTGCTCTCGATAGTAGCGAAGCATCCGGTAGATACCGCCTCAAACGCACCAGTGACGATCTCACGGGCTTTGTCTGGATACTTGGCGCATATCTTCCCGAACTCGGAAACGTGCAGGTAACGCAGCGTACCGCCACGAAACGACGTGCTGACGTATAGTGAACCGCCCTTCTTGAAGACGAGCTCGCCGGAAGAGTCGTTACTGGCCGGGTTGGCCGCCTTTATCTCTGGTGGCAACTTGTCGTATGCGTACTTCACCTTTTCGCGGAACAGGCGCTTTGCGTCATTCAGCGTATGAGCAATCAGCGCGCACTTCGCCGACTCAAACAGGGCCGCGTCGAGCTGGATGATGCACACCTCAGTTGTGAAGCCGAGCTGGCGAGCTTTCAGTATGATGTTGCGGGTGTGGATCCCCTCGAAGTATTCCCGCTGCTCAGGCGTCATCCTGAAGCGCGTTGGCTTCCCCTCTTTGTCGGTGATCCAGTAAAGATTGTTCAGCCGCCAGTCTTTGTCGGCCAGCAGCGTGAGGTGCTCAGGTTTCATTACGCCCCCTGAGACAAAGAATCCATCAGGTCTGAAATTGAATCGACAACATGTTCAGTTTTCACCTGCTCACGGAACGCCTGGACATCGATGTGCTTACCAATCAGTTCGAGGTTCTTAACCTTATCAGGCCACTTAATCTTCTTGAGCAGTGCGGCGGTGTTTCCCTCGACTGACATCTCGACGACATCCAGCCCGGATAATGTCGTCCTCCAGACCTTCGGCCACTGAGACACCGGCTTCAACTCTCCGGTCGAGGTCAGGATGTCCAGCACGTCCATCTGGTCTATCTCAACGAGACGATTCAGGACGTATGTCGCATTTATGCCAACTAGATCATTGCGTTGCGCTTTAAGTTCGGCAATTCTGGACTGGATGTCAGGTTTTGACAGGTTTTCGGACGCGGTGCGGTTAGCTGTCTTTGCGCTGTACCCCGCCCGAATAGCCGCTTGCGTGGCGTTTAAATCGATGAGGTACTCGCGACAGAACATTTCTTGCTTGTCGGTGAGTGCCATAATTAACCTATAAGGACTTCACATGAGTGATGAATACAAACAGAAAATCGGTATCCCAGACGATCACACCTTAGAGCTTGTCTCTTCTAACTGGAAAGGAGCCCGAAAAGGCCAGGATACAGACGAATATCTTTATCGTGAGTTAGACGCTGCGGGAAATGTTGTAGCTACTTATGAAATTGAAGATTCAACTTCTACATATCCCCCATTTGGACGATCTATCTCATATAAGAAGGTCTAAGCAACTAAGTGACCAGCATGGCATTACCTTGGACTCGTAAATCTCCAATCGGAGATGCCATGCCTATTCCGCAGCCCCATCTTCAACTACTGATATCGGGGTGAACTGCACGCGCTTCACATCGGCCGGAGCGAAATACAGCCACTCTCCCGTTTCCGTCGCCAGCGGCACAAAGCCGTTAACAAGCTCAGGCTGACGTCGTGACATCTTGCCCGTGAAGGTTTCGCCTGTCTGGGTGGTTAGCATGATTTGGTAGATATCGGACATCGTGATATACCTTTATGGCAGTTGATTTCCCCATTATTAACAGGAGGTAAAATGTCTTCTTTTAACCTATCAAGCTTACGTTCATCTGGAAGCCCGCTACGTGTAGAAACAACCAATGAACAGCATGCTGTCGCCCATGAAGCAATTTTGGTAGCTATGCTGACTCACTTGGCAAGAGCAGCTGGAAGCAACGGTGCGCTACTTGAGTTAGAAGATACGGTTAAGAAGCTTATTGGCAACTCGCACCCCAACAGCCATAGAATCGCTTCCGATCTTATTAATGAAGCCAAGGAAAACTTCCACAAGGCTTAATTTTTTTGGCGCGTCGCAAGGTGCACCATTATCGAAGCCCATCAGTGAAGAGCTTCTGTAATGTAAATACAGGATTTTATAAATTTTACGGCGGATAATTACTTCAACAACCATAAATCAGCCGATTGCATTGGGGACTAATGAACTTGAAATATTCATTTACCTCCCTCATATTTTATTGCATCTCAAAATGCAATTACTCTCAACAAACATCATCAGGAAAAGGGTCATGCTGTGAGATCTTTGAATATTAAACCAGAAATAATATCCCGTATAATTGACACACCATAAAGAGTAATACCAGCCTCATAAGTAAATATTGGTTGAGCTGTTTTTGATATTGCTAGTCCATTTTTAAAACCACCATTGTGGTTCTGCTCCACTTTCTCAGAGAGTAATGCGGCGTATTCATCATCATTAAGCAACGTTGCAGCCGGACCGGCCTCTTCAGCTAAAACAATGAGCATATTTACTCTTCCAGGAGTTAAATTGTAGCGTTCCTCAAAAACTTTATAATAATTTTCGTTAATAAAACCATCCTCAGTCATTAATTTAAAGTGCTCAAAGCCAAATTCCCTGCCATTGCATGGTGCCAATGTTATTACATCAATAAGCATCTTCAAAAAACCAGAAGAAAACCTTACCTCTCCATTTTTAAACTCCATAGCATACTGATTTTGAACATTACCATCAAAAACATACCTATATTCCTCTGGCACACCACCTTCATGAATGTCATTACAGCGAAATGCCTTATATATTATTTGCGCTGGTGATTGTTCACCTTGCACCATTTCTGGTAATTGTGGCTGATAGTATATTTCTTCAGGATGCAGCCACCCAAAAATCTGGTGCAACCGTACTAACAGAAACCTGGTAAAGCGTTCGCCATTGGGAATTTCTTTTTTAGGGTTAATGAAAGACTTAGTACCGGGGGGATAAATTTTTCTTGAAGATGCATCAATAGCTGTTAACAATAATGTTAAGGCTCCTTCATAACGACCGTTTTCAATCATGAAAATCGCATCATCTACTCTTTTTTTTATGTTATCCATATTGTTCTCTTCGAGTTTGAAGACCTCACCTTCATTACCACAAAAAACAAAATCAAACAACACAAATCATAGAATTTAATGTTTTTTTGCTAATTATGAATCTTTAGTCGTTACATTACCCTACTCAGAATTAATGTTGCGAGAACTAGTACTTCTTACCACTTCTAATTCACGTATTCCTGCCAGCTGGTTATTCGCTTTTTCGATAGCGGCCAGCAGCGGCTTGATCCAGAGAACAGCCTGGCAATACGTCAGCGTGCTGGTGGTAGTGGCGCTATCACCGGCTGCGTCAGCGTCCCCGGAATCGGTGTGCATTGCGCTGGCACGTAAACTGTTCGCGTAGCTGAGCAGCCCACCAGCGACATCAGCAGGAACAGGCAGATCACAGGTTTTTTCACGGCGGAGAATCTCCCGGTACTCGATAACAGTTTTATCAGAGCTGGCATCAATCAGAGAGTTAAGTCGGCTGGCGTTCTCGGCCACCTGGTTAAACCGGTTGAAGTTGAAAGCCTGAGCAGCAATAACCGTCCCCTGCAAGGTGTTGTCACTGCGCAGAACGTCGTTATCACTCTTCAGCGTAGCAACGTCAGAGCGGCTGTTTGCCAACAGGACACACAGCACGGCGACTACCGAAATGACGGCGACAAGCAGTATCAGGCGCCATGAGGCTTTGATATCGGCAAGTGTGATCATTTCAGACCATCCAAGCAGAGCTGTTTCTCTGCGTCGCGCCGTTTAACAAGACCTAGAAGAATAGTCTTCCCTGCATACACCCAGCGAGGGAACTGATTACAGGCTGATGTCCACGCCGATTTATTCTCGCGAAATAATGCAAACATTGTCGACTGCTTCATCGTTGGGCATCCGACGTTAAAGGTAATTGACGTTACTGCAGAAAAGGTATCGTCGCTGAGATTTTTGCCATTGGCGTACCGATTAACGCAGGACTCAGCATCAAGGATGTTGCGCTCCCACTCGGCTGCGATCTGCTGGTCGGACTTAACGGTGCCGAGCTTCACGCCGTGCGTATTACCCATACCGTCAGTCAGCACACCTGCCGGGCACACATACGGATCGCGTCGGCAAGATTCAGCGTTGCCGATTAACTCCAGCCCGCGCTCGTTAGTCCTGACATGGCCCGCATTCATGACAATGGCGATGATCGTTCCTACGGAGCAGACAATGCCCGCCGCGCCGCTTTTCTTACTCAGTCTCAACTGTGCCACCGGAAATTCTCCGCATTGCCTCCGTAACCACCTCGGCGGTAGCCGGACGATCGGAGTGAGGTTTTTTACCTACATCAGATAAGTAGTTTTCCAGCAGCTGGGTTCGTTTCCTTTCCTCAGCCATACGCTCACGCTCTTCTTTCCGTTTTGCGTAATAGGTTTTTATCGTGAAGAACGCTGATACCAGCGCGCCGATAATAAACACGTAATCCTGCAGGCTAAGCAAAGAGAACAGGCCCAAGGCCGCCGACCACCAGTACGGCAGATCGTGTCCATTTGTTGGGTTCATACGTTGCATTCCACACCTCCGGGTCCGGGGTGCTGTGTGGTAGTTGGGAAAAGGCCGTCAGACACGGTAGCTACGTGGCATCTGGAATTGATTGTCTGCGGCCTGAATAAAAAACCCGGCGACAGGCCGGGAAGATGAGGGTAAGGCAATGTCGGCTCTCTGGCCGTAAATACCCTGGCTGGGTTTAGTGTGTGGCGATCGGA